GGGAGTATGTAATAATATACCCCCACGCCGCCATTTCCCCATTCCGGGTGCTCAATCCGGGTCGGGTACTCTGGACGGCGTGAGGGTCACAAGGAGTAAAGGAGCTATCGAAATGTTACAGTATTATAATACCACAAGTAGAGTCAAAAGTCAAGCACAATTTTCAAGAAGCAGGAAGCGGCCCTCACGTACGTTCGGGCCTTATCCGGGCATATCGGCCCTCGCATTCGCTCGGGCCTCTCCTTATCCTATCCTTATCATATCCTATTCTTATCCTATTCTTATCACAAATAAATTCAAATAAATTCAGAATAGTTGTTGACAGGGTGTGTGGGTAGGATATAATTATAAACACAAGGATAAAGGAGTGTTACACATGAAGCATTATACAGAATTCGACAAAACCGCCGATTGTTTTGATATACAAGAAATCAAACGCGGCAAACATAAAGAGGTTATCAAGCGTTGCAACAATGTCTTCACGTTTGATACAGAGGCTTCCACGTATTATCTTTATTGTGATGAGAAAGGCAACCCTGCAAGGATTGCGACGGCGTTTGACTACAACAAGCCCGTTGACTATTACAAGCGTTGCAAAAAGTATGGTGTCTGCTATATTTGGATGCTGCAAGTTCTTGATGAAGTTTATTACGGAAGACAGCTTGAAGAACTCAACGTGTTTTTAGGCATTATACACAAGGTGATTGGGGAAACCACGCAATGGCGGGTATATGTACAAAACTTCCCGTACGATTGGCAGTATTGCATCAACGTCATCAATTTTGATGAAGTCTTTGCGCGTGAGCCGCGTAAGCCTATGTTTGCTATTAGCCATGAGTTTAGCGTTGAGTTTCGCGATGCATATGTCTTGAATATGATGTCACTTGAAATGGTAGGAAGCAAGTTCAACTTGCCGCATGCCAAAAAAGTTGGTGACCTTGATTATAATGTTGAGCGTTTGCCGTGCACGCCTATGAATAGCAAGGAATTAGGGTACTGCGAATACGACTGCCTTGTATTGGCCGATTATATTGCGATGAAAGCAAAACAGTACGGCACGGTGTGGGATATTCCTCTCACGCAAACAGGTGAAGTACGCCGCGAGCTTAAAGAAGAGATTATAGCACGCAACCCCCAAAATCCTTGGTATGCGATGAATGATTGGTATCATCGTATATCTCGTATGTGTGAAACAAGCATTGATAATTACAGAGAGTTAGTGCTTTGTTATCAAGGTGGATATACTCATGCGAATGCGCATTACGCCGGTGTTATGATGTTCAATGTTGACAGTTACGACTTCAAGAGTTCATATCCTGCAGTAATGGTCATGGAAAAGTATCCGTCATCCCGGTTCTATGAAGTTGAAGATGACATCTACCATCTTGACATTGACAACTATGCGTATATAATGCATTTGCGTCTTTGGGGTGTGAAGAGCAAGTTGCAGAACACCTATTTAAGCGTGAGCAAATGTGTAGACTTTGATTTGCAGAGTGCAGTTGTTGAAAAAGACAACGGGCGCGTGTATAAGGTTGATATGTGTGAAGTATGGATAACAGAACAGGATTGGTTGACCATACAAGAAGCTTATAAAATGGAAGATGTTGAAGTTTTGGGGCTGAAACGCGCACGCAAGGCATATCTTCCGAAAGAGCTTATAAATTTGTTGGCGCGTTTGTTTGAGCAAAAGGAAAAGCTTGGCGCTGAAATTAAAGTGCTTAAAGCAAAAGGCATTCTATCTGCGCAAGAAACCGAACGGCTTGCGGTGTTGCAAGCTTCCCGTCAATATGTGAAACAATGTATCAACGGTTGTTATGGCATGGCAGTTACGAAATATGTGACAGACCCTGTTGAGTATGACTATAATTATGACGGCGGAGACCATAGCGGATGGGTGCCGTATGAGCCGTATGAAGATATGACGGATGACGAATGGTACAATAAACAACGCTTTGATATGCAAAAGAAGTTAAATGAGGTGAATAGTCACCCGTTGCTTAATTTTGCATGGGGTGTTTGGGTATCTGCATACGCACGGCGTAATTTGTGGCGTGCCATTATTGCGCTTGATGAGGGTATCATTTATGATGATACTGATAGCATGAAGATTGCGGAAGATTACGCGGATGCGGCGCGGGAATATGTCAATGATTACAATGCAGAGGTTTCCGTGAAGATTGCAAACGCCTGCAAGGCTCATAAAATCGACCCTTCTAAATTTGCACACCTTGGTGAATTTGATTATGAAGGTCGCTATGACAAGTTTATAACCTACGGTGCTAAAAAGTACGCCGTTGAAAAAGATGGCGAACTTGAAATCACGGTATCCGGTGTAAACAAGAAGAAGGCCGTGTGGAATAAAAAGCGGGAAGCGGAAGAGGGCATTGCGAACAAGTTTGATGCCATCGAACGCATTGAAGAGTTTCGTTTAGAGCCTGAATGTGCAGGGGGAAAGCGTAAAGGCACGTCTTGGGGATATCATACAAGCGGTCGCATGATTCGGTATTATCTTGATGACCAACCGAAAATCACTCTAACCGATTACCTTGGCAACACTGAAACCATCAATCAAAAGCACGCGACGGCTCTTCAACCTACCACTTATAACCTTGGTATGACGGACGAATACGACAACCGCATCAAGAGTGCGCAGGCTCTTTGCGCTGAATACTGAGGTTGTTAAAAAAATAACTATTGTTGACATTACGTTCGATATGCTATATGATAAAGGCACAAGGAAAAAGGAGTAAGCATTATGACAGATACAGAATACACGCTTCTTGCAAAGCGTATCAATCAACGGCTCGTTCAAGCGTTGCGACTCGGCACTGTCAATACAGACGGCAAGCACTTTCAGCAAGAACTTGCGGCCATTGGTAAGAACCGTCTTCCTGAAAAGCTCTCGTACTTGCATGGCAAGAATGTTGACAAGGTTTTAGCCATTGCGAATAAGTACAAGGATATAACCGCCTTTTATGGTCCTATTCAGGGAAGTGTAAAGAGTGAAGTGCGGAAGCGCACACCGCTTGAAAAGAAGTACATTTCACTTGTACGCAAGGTCAATTCGCGCATGCGTGAGATGGAACGAGAAGGGCTTGGCGACCTTGGCGGGTATCAAGAAGCTATCGGCGTTTTGAAGATGATGTATGAAAGCCTTATCTATCAAGGCATTCCGGGTGATTCGTTTCCCGTTATGCCGGAAGACCTTCCACCGTCTGCAAACCTGAAAGAGATTGTAAACGATTTCGTGCAATTCGTGCATAGTCCGATGACAACAGCACGCGGACGCCGTGAGTATATCGACAGTGTTGATAAAGCATTCACGGACCGGGGCGAATCGGGTTCTAATTTCTTTTCAAGCATGGCGACCCCGCTTACAACAAAAGACAAGATTGTACTTGGCTATTGGGTTTCTATCTACGGTTCGCTCACGCATCCTTGGCTCGTGAGTGACCAAATTGTTGAGACAGTGCAAGAGTTGAATGCAAGCGGACAAGCACGGGGCGGTTTAGGTACGGTTCGACAGATTCAGCGAATGGCTGAAGCTTGGCACAAAGACTCTGAGGGTCACCGCTCTTGGTATGGTTATCTTGCCGCCGCAATTGCGGGGCAATTGAAACACTTTAAGTTGTAAAGGAGAACGATTATGAAAGTCAAGTTGTATGCAGAAGGTTTGAATGCCTGGAAGTCCCGCCGGTGGATTACCAGGGATGCGCGAATCATTCCAGAAAAAAAGACTGTATTAGCTGACGTTGAAAAGTCGTTCGACCCTATCCATGCAGGATTCAAACTCATGTTGGAATATTTTATGATGACACCTGAAGAACAAGCGAAAAGGCATAGCGATTATGCTCAACTGGTTGCATCGCTTATTTCCGGCCATATGGAGTAAGTTATTTATTTAACAAGTCCAAATCCATTGACAACGCCTAACAAAGGCGGTACAATATAGACAATGAAACGGAAAACGTTTCAAGCAAATAAAAAGGAGCTATTGTTATGAAAAAGAATTTTTGGAAACCTGCAACCTCTACTATCCCGGGCCCTGTTGACTTCAAGCCTATCACGGTGCCCGCCGATGAGCCCATCCCGGATGAGGCTTTCAATGCTGAACCGGTGCCGGTGCTTGAATGTGAGCATATAATCAACGACGCGCTCGATTGGTTGTATCCCTTTATGTTCAGTGATGACATCATCCTTGAGTCTGGATACAAGCACGTTTGCGTGATTTCCCTCACTTGCCGGGTTGATGATGAGTCCACCGAAACCATCGACTTTTACAGCGATGACCGGATTAGCGATTGCAAGAAGAAGCTGCGTAAGATTGTGATGAACGGTTGGCCGGTTGAGTCCTTTGAGCATGAAGGAACCCTTTTATTGAACACCCTCTATCTTGAAAAGTTCTTCAAAGCCCTTGGTACTTTGGGCGGTACGCTTGATACTTCCGACGGATACGTAAAGTTTATCCCGTTTGCTGAAACGTCCGCGTACTTTTGGGATTTGGTTGGTGAATGATATAGAAGCTCTTCCACATTTACCTGATTAAAGAGAAAAGCCCCTCTCAAACGAGAGGGGCTTTTCTTATTGTTCCACGTGGAACATTAAGTGCCGTCACTGTGTTGCATTCCTGCGTCATCACCGGAATGGATGTCGGTGTTGTCATTGACTTCATCACTATTACTCTGAATCAGTTGAGACGGGTTCAGATAGATTTCAGAACCAACGGCGTAGCGAAGGTTAGCAACCCAATCAGTAGTACGAGAGCCAGTAGGGTAAATACGCAAACGATGTGGGATATCATACTTCACGTACAAGGCAATAGTAGTCAGTGAAGAAGTGTCTGTTCCTGCTAGTGCGAGTAAAGGAACCCACATATCAGATACGACAGCGGAGAAAACATCAGGCATTGTAATAGACAGAACGGAAGAATCTCCATAGGGCGCCCAAATATACCCCTCAAATTTCAAATGTTGATGGTCGTTTTTATCGTACCACAATTTGAGATTATCGATGTTGAGGTAACTACTACCCATACCTGAGAGCGTTACTTCCACCCATTCAACGCCACCGCCGCCACCGCCGCCACCACCTGACGGCGTCTTCCATTCAACAGACTCGCCATCGCTTGCAATAGTCGGGACCTGCCCGCTTGTACCACCTGCGGGAAGTGTGCGGAGAGCACTGATTTTGTTGTCCGTGTGTTCGTCTGCTTCCGTGACGGCGCTGGTTTTGGTAGTACCCGCAAGCGTGTCAACATAGAGCTTGTTTGTGACATCGTTGTTATTGTTCGGGGTTTCCGCGTGAGTCTCACCAAGAACCGTTAAGCCTTCAAAATGGTTGGTGCCTGTAAACACGTTGTTTCCAGCGGCTACAACGTCACCGGAGCCCGTACCGGGCGTGCCGGGTTGCCCCTGCGGGATTCCGTAGTCAATCGTGTATAGACCGCCGCCAACATCTTCCAAGGTGACCGTAGGTTCTGCGTTGGGGCTGAGCTTTGTAACAGTGCCAACCTCAAAAGTAGGCGTAATACCATCTTTACCAGGTGCGCCGGGTGCGCCGGGCGCACCGTCTGTACCCGGTGTTCCGTTCTTAATTTTTGCTGTAGTCGTACCGCTTGCATCTGTGACGGTAATAGTTGCACCCGTTTCGGTCTGGACAACGTTTGCAGTCGGGCTCAACCCATCTTTACCAGGTGTACCGGGCATACCATCATTGCCTTTAGGTCCTTTGATGTTACGAGAGGCCGGGGGTGTAGTGGTGTTAGACTTTGCCCACGAGATAACACCGGCGGTTGTAACGGTAGGATACCACAAATCATCTGAACCACCACCGCCACCGCCACCGCTCTGATTCACCCACTCGTAACCAGAGCCATCTTCTTTCGGCGTTGCAACCTGCCCGTGAGTGCCACCAGGCGGAAGTTCGCGGACGTTCTTTACCGCCGTCAAGAGTTCGTTAAACTTTTGACAAATCTGATTTAACCACTCAATAATAGTCGGTCCGCCTTCATACGGAAGGAACGGAAGAGGAAGCATAGGAATCACTCCATTCTTTGAAATTTTCATCGGTGTCTTTGTATAACGGGCCTGTACCGGGTGTATCGTGAGGCGGGTAAGGAATAGGCGGGATGACGGGGCAAGGGACCTTGCAAGGCTCAACGTTCACATCCATTGTATCACCTTCTTTAAGAGTAGTTACTATAAAAGAGCTGCGCAATTGCGGGGTCCTTTGCAATCATCATGTTAATGTTCTCAATCACCTCACGGTAAGCGGCAAGCAGGCGGAATTTTGCTTCCGTTGTGCCCTTGCGGGTGGTGTTTGTAGTACTGCCATCTTTGCCGGTTTCCTTGCGGGTTTCAGTATGTTCGCCACTTCCACTCGCTACGGTTTTGCCGGTATCGGTTCGTGTTGCAGTCGCCGCAACGGTTGTACTACCTGTATCGCTGTGAGAGCCTTCACTCGTACTGTTGCGACGGTTGCTGTTACCCTCTGAGGCATAATTGTCATCCATACCACCGGTATCGCCTGTACCATCACCAGAGTTACCAGAAACCGGGAAAACGTAGTGTTTATCGTATCCGTGTTCCCCGTTTGTGTCGCTAGTGGACCCGCGACTTTCTGTGCTGGTAGTATCATCGCGTTTGTCTTGGCCAGTACGTTCGTCGGTTGTAGTACGGGAATCACTGTTATTGCCCTGACTTGTTCCCGTACTCTCGCGTGTACCTTGCATAACGGTTTCAAGAGTTTCCTCATAGCTCTGCAATGGATTTGCGCCAATGTCCAGAGCGTCAATTGCGCGGCGTGCATTATAATAGGGCATGATATTACGCATTGCAAAATCCATCTTTTGGGCCATTTCGTCGGGGGTCTGAAAACCGATTTCACGGGTCCAGTAATATTGAAGAATTGCGCTGTTGATTTCTTCCCGCACACTTTCAGAGGGAGCCGGGTATTTACTCAATGCCTTTTCAGTAAAAGGATACCCGGATGCAATCAAGTCACATAGACGCACTGTTGCTACTGCCATCGCTTCCACCCTTTCCGCCGTCCGAAACATTCGGTTCGGTCTTTTCATCTTCTTCATCTAACGGAAGCCCGTTGTCATCAAATACTTCCGCGCTGTTTTCGGTAGACCCGCCAAGCCATTTTACCGTAACTTTCGGGTATCCCATTGCGGCAAGTTTATCGAAACCGTCTTGGCGTGCTTTAATGACTGCTTTTGCTTTCATTGTGATTTGTTCGTTATTCGCGTTGACTTCATCGTCGGTGACGCGTTCGGCCTTTACAACATTGACATTGTTTGTGCCGAGATAGGTCAAGAGTTCAGACCATTCTTTATCAAGCTCATTTGAAAACGCCGAAATGTTATTGATACATTCGGTGTTTAATGCCTTGATTTCGTTGCCCGTGTTGCTATCTACAGCCACGAAAATATAAGGGGTGCCAACGCTAATTTCTTTGATACGATTTTGCAAAGAAAGCTGCTGCGCCTCTGTGCCCGAAATAATGATAGGACAAGAAAGAGAGCTCACATTGACATTACGCGCCATATGCAACTGTGCCATATCCTGCACAATGTGCAACACCATAAGATATGGAACAATTGGTGTCGCCGTTGCACCCGGAGAACTTTGGCACACCGTGTCGTATATAATAACAGCATTCGTGTCTTTAAGATAGGTAAGGCCCGTGCCATTTGCCGGACAACTGGACCATTCAGTCGGGTTGCCATAGATGTCGAACGTTCCACCCGGCAAAACGTTTCCGCAACGGTAAGAACCGAGGATTTCATCAAACCAAACCGTATCGCGGCCATCATAAAAAATGCAGCGTTCGGCATACGACGGGTCAAAATATTTGAGAGCATCGGGGTCTTCACATTCATACGTAACACGGTTCAGGAAAATTTCAAGCGCACGATTTACGTAATAAATGCAAGTGTCTTCCATATCGGCTTGCGCTTTGCGGTAATAATTTGCTTTTTTCACTTAATCACCCCTTAATTGTATTTTTTACGCTGTAATCCATCCACGCGGAAGGGTCGTGCCAAATTCGGAGACCTGCGTCCATTTGCTGATTGATGACATTCTTTGCCTCTGTGGGCAGGTCACCGAGGACATTTGCGCCCTGCGTCCAGATGAAATTGAATCGGGTGCGTGTATTCAGTTCGGGTTTTTTAATATCATTGATTGCATATCCGTAAGCTGTGAAATAATTGTCAATGATTTTGGCGTAATACGGCTGCACCTGCATACGGTATTCAATAAAGGACATACGCCCAATCGCAAATTGAATATTGCTATCAGACAAGCCAACTACTTCATTAGGAATGCGTGCGCGGTCTTTTTGCTTGGCAATCGTGTCGGCGGCGTCAAGAGCCGTGTTGGCAATCTGCGCAATGCCGGATACCGCACCTGACAGACCACCGGTAATAGCACCCGTGACGGTAGAAGAAACTCCACCAACCAAACCTGATGCGAGGTTCACTGTATTGCGGATGCCTTGTACCGCATTGCTGTTTTGATTTGCAAAATAATCAGCACGCATTTCGTTATAACTGTAACTGCATAACGGATAGGTGTTCAGCTCCAATGAATAAAGAGGGTTTTCACGAGCTGTTGGTCCTTTGTAACTATACGGAATAAGGCGACAGGCGGGGGAATTCGACAGCTGCGAATATAGACGGAACGTAGGGGTGTGCGCCGGAATACTTTGAGAAGCATCTCCATTAAAATACTCATACCCCATTTCCATCTGAGAACCCGCACCGTTGTCAATCACCAAATAATTAAACTGCTGAGTGTAGAGTTTATTGTTGTTAGGGGTATACGAGCCAAACGTCGTTGGGCTTGCTTTGCCTTTGATGTTATTTACACGGGGGTATGCGGAATTGATAGGCTGAACGCCACTTGCAGGTGCCATAAATTCAGGAATCATTCGGAGAACTTGAACGCTCTGAATCATCACACCATCGACAAGTTTTTGCAAATAGAGGTTGATAGACTGGATTGCGGTGTTTAATTTATCTTGGTCGGTCGTGTCCACCTCAAAAGCGATAAAATCACAAGCTTGATAAATGCCCTGCTGGAAACGTCCACCTGCAAAAGAAGGGGCAATGTTTTTAAGATTATAAGTGAAACTTCCAGCGGCGTCCTTTATTGCATTGATGATATAGGTGCCAGCGTCGGTCTCTGTTGTGGTTTCGGACGGTTTGTACGTGTACGCAATAAGCACACACGGCTTTGTATTCCATCCACTTTCCTCAATAATATCGGTGCCAATACCCGTGTATGCGGCAGTGCCAATATCAGCAGGGGAGATGACAAATTCTCCAGTTTCGACATTCTCTTCAATAAGGTTAGCGCCTACGGTATCATCCTTCACAGTCTCACGGCGTACCATTGTTGCAGGGAATTCGCAAGACCAGTGCCACGTTTGCCAATAGTCAATCTGAAAAGGTACGGTCACGCTTCCAGCAGACGCGGGACGCGGTGTGCCGATATAGGCATAAAACCACTTGTTAGAAAACTGAGGGTTGCGCCACATAAGATAATTGCAATTGTAGTAATCATCAAGCGTTGAACCATCTGTAAGGGGTACGGTAATTTCCCACGGGTCACCGTCATTATTAACAGCACGGCAGTTGTCAAAACTGAACTTTGTTTTAGACAGGAAAAAATTAGCTTCTTCTTGTTCACTTGCCAGCCATAGAACATTATTCATCTGATAATCGACCGGAGCATTTGACAAGAAATGTACGTCGGTCATCGGTTTAATTAAAGGCATATCTTCACTCCAAAAAATAAAGCGGGGGCGGTTGCCCCCGCCGATGTTTAAGAAGCGGTAACGGTCACATCTTTGGTATCCGTTTTGGACGGGTCCTGTGCGCTCGTAGCCGTGACGGAAATAGTGCTTGCGGTTTCGTCATTTGCGACATAGAGAATGCCGGACGGGCTGATAAAGGTTTTCTTGGAATTGTTGCCCGTAATGCTCCAATTCAGCTTGGAAGACCAGCCACCGTTTTCTCCGCCGTTGACAACCTTTGCCACAATTTCGGTACTTGCGCATTTTGCGGCTTTCTGTCCTGCGGTAATGGTCACGGAAGTGATAGACTTCATAGAATCAACCAGCTCCACGCAATTTTCCATAAGAGAAGTAGAGAAGGTGCCATCAGTGAAATACCAGAAATTCCACACACGCTTAACCGGGTTGTAAATCTGCGTCATCTCACGGGACTGCAACCAAATCTGGAACCAGTCTTCAGACACGATAAAGCCGATAGCGCCGTCTTTTTCTGCGCCGCCAAGGTCTTTTACCTCAATGACACGGCCCAAAAATTCAGTCTTATCCATATTGAACGCGGCGGCAAGGACACCAACATTCTGAGAAGTCAAGTATTTGGGGGTCGAGATAAAAAGCACGCGGTTAATATCGGTAAGCTGAGAAACTCCCATCCAGTTATAATCACGGGAAGCTCCAACGGCGAAATCGTGAACGATTTCCTGTTCCACCGCAGCATTGTACTTCAATGCAGGTTCGTCCAGATAAACTTTACCGGAATCCTGCGGCAAAGTGATGTTGCTGTTGATTTTGACCGGGTAAGCAAATCCGCCGGCGTGCGCCAGTGCAAACAGCTTAGTGCTTGCCTTCGATTCCTCATCAATCATAGAAGTGACGAGGGTGCGCTGGATGGAATTCACAACGTCGTTAAATCCCTCATAGGAATTGAACGCACGCTTCAAGAGTACGTTAGAGATGGATGCCTTTACGCGCTTCTGGAAGTTGATGGAATGGAAGTTCGTGTAAACGCGGGGCGGGTCAACGCCGAACACATCGTCATACGTTGAAGTGTCACACGCGGTCCAGTCAACCACCTGCAATTTATCTGCAAAAATCTCTTCGACCGTGTAGCCGTATTCTCGCATTTCCTTGTAAACGTTGGACAGCGGGTTCTTTGCTTCGGATGCCTTTACAGTGCCGGTAATAACAGCATTGATAAGGGCAGGGCCAAACTCGTTGAACTTCGGGTCATACTTGCGGATAGCGCCGAAAAATTCTGCAGCGTTATCGGCAGTCGGTTCGGGAATCAGCGCCTGAACATTTGCGGACATCGCATTATATGCAGCCTGCGCACGTGCCAAGCCCTGAACTTCGGGGGTTGCTTTAGTTGCCAATATAAATCACCTCTTAAGAATCATAAATAAGGTCTTCCAACTCTTTCGGGTCGGTCTCTTCGGTTGTCTCTTCTTTGGTCTCAACGGTCTCTGTTACGTCATCGGGAACTTTGGGCGGCTCGCGGCCTGCAATCATAGCGCGGTAAGCTTCTTTAACTTTGTCATAGTCGCTTTTTGCCACATATTCAATGTCAGGTACGGAATCCGCGATGTCTTTAAGATTTTCGCGAACGCTTGCAACAACATCACCGGCGGAAGTCAATGCTTCACCGTCCAGGGTCGCAAGGTATTCGTCCAACGAATTCAATGCGGTAGAGACTTTCTCAACAACCTCTTCACGCGTCATTCAATCACCTCAACTTTCGGAGCGTGTATATGTCAACTTGAGAGAATTGCACAACTCCAACAGCTTTGCCATATCGGAGCCGGTTGCGTGAATCTTAATATAATCGCCGCTAGAAGGGGCAATCTCTTTCTCACGTTCCACACTCTGATAAGACCCAAGGTGTTTTGCCACGCTTGCGTTGGCAGTTGTGAAATTTTTATCAAGCCAACTTAAAGGATTGACACGGACACCGTTATAAAGTACCTCATAATGTAAGTGTTCTCCGTAACAGTTGCCCGTTTCACCGGAATAGCCAATCAGGTCCCCTTCGTTGACCGTCTGACCATTCTTTACGAGGATTGTTTTCAAATGCGCATAACGCGTTTGAAGATTTTTGCCCTTGTAGGGGCTGTGACGGATTCGCACCATGTTGCCATAACTCTGCATACCGGTTTTGCTTTTACCGTTCCAGTATTGCACTTGGTCAATCGTACCGGATTCCGACGCATAGACAGGCGTGCCAACCACTGCGCGGAAATCCAATGCCCTGTGTGCTGAACCGTTATTGTAAGTCCAGCCAGCCGTAATGATATGGTTTAACAGAGGCCATTCCAGAACTACTTCACCATCACTTCGACGCATCGTTGCCGCCTTTCAACTTGTCCAGATAGGGCTTGAATAGAGCACACATCTGAGGATTTACTGCGCAAATGTTTTCAAGAATACTGATAAGCTCCATAATACAAATGTACACCGTTACGGCGGGAACGGCAGGAACATCAACCCCAATGTTGATATATACAATAGCATACTCAACAAAATAGGCAACTGCCATCGCCATAATTTCCATACTTTTATGGAAACCACCCTGTCGCATAATGGCAGAATTATAATTACCATTATACCCGGCCTTGATAAGGCCCGTCACGACATCAAATACAATGAAACCCAAAACGATGATAAGATACATATAACACCTCCTGCTATTTACTTTATAATTAAAATAGCACTTCGTTAAATATTTGTCAATACTATTTGTTAAAAATTTAACGGGAATTTACCGATACGGCTCAATAGAAACAAAATAGGAATAATATCGGGTTCACCGGATGTATCATAATTAGCGGCATTCGGGGCCCATTCAAGTATTCCAAAAGAGCCCCATTGCAACCCGCCACGTAGGTCAATATCGGAAAAATCGGAAGGCGGATAATGCTCGCTGTCGGTGTCGATTTCCATCATATAACGCGCAATACTGCAAGTAATGCCGCGCCAAACTTTCACATATTGTACAGGGTTAGTGTCTATATGGACAAACAACGAACCGGATAAGCTTGTTTGCAAATCATATTCTTTGATTTCATCAACCCCGGCGGCTTTGTCCAAAAGCAAAATATTCGCCTTGCTTGGATGCGGACTCTTTTCGATGTATGCACTTTCGGGGGCCACAAAAACGGCAAGCTTATCAAAACCCGAAATACTATACGTAAAATCGGTCATGCCAAAATTAAAGCCGCCGTCTTCCATACCATGCGTTTGCCAGTCGCCTGAAAGATAGTTGATGGTAGATTGCAAAACCCGCCAGCCGCTTGTGTATAAATTCTGAGAGGTGTACCACGATAAACTAAACTCATCGAATACGGGGGCAAGCGATGTAAGTGCTGTGATTTGCTTTGTGTTTGGGTGAACACGAAACATCATAGTAATACTTGCAGGTGCTTTGTCGGGAATTAACGGGTTTCCGTATTTGCTATAATGGATAGGAACATCAACGCTATGAACACTCTTTTGATAGTTCGATTTTGCTGTATACCACGCAAATATAAATTGAAAAGGCGCGTCGGTATCACTCACCGCTTTTTTGGTTATTTGGCTCGTAGACCATTGCACGAAATCCAGATAAGTGTTACTGTATTCGCCGGGTAGAGCCCCTGTACCACGCTCACGAATCATCGCATTTGGCTTGTCGTCACTTTCACTGCGTAAACGATGATAGTAAATCAACACCTGAGAATTGGAAGGAAGTGCCGTGCCTTGAATCGGTTGCACACCGCCTATCACACCGTCGGGAAAAATAACGCTCTCTTCTATATCGTATAACGCAAATGTAAAGCCGTTGCCGTAATAGCTATAAACAAGACCAAGCTCTGCAACTTTGGAATACCATGTATTACCGCTTAATCCACATAACATAAAAGGAGTGCCTTTTTCTACTGTCACATTAGATGCAAGCAAATACACGGCATTACCCGCAGACAGAATCATACGCTTTGTGTTGGTTTCATCATACAAGACCGTCAACCCGTCTTCATCTTGATAGTATCCCTTAAATGGCATATATATCAAAAAGTTTGAAAAGGGTATCACGGTGTAAGGCCCTGCAGTATAATCGTGCACGTTCGGAATCTCTACTTCCTGATTATAAATATGCGCCTCTGTTACGCCATAGTCCAACATTGTGCAACGCATTAGAAACTTCCTTTCATAACGGTAAAAAATGCTTGCTTTGCAAGTTGACTCTCAAAAAACACATATCCTTTATCAAGACGCTGAACAAGGTTACCACCCGCATAGCTTGTCATAAACGCACGACGGGATTGTGTACCGTACTCTTTATCAATTGTTGACATTTCAAAACATTCTACGTTTTTGTTGCCCGTGTTTTCACTGAAAAAAACGTCATTGCTGTATTTATCATACCAAATACCGAAAAGGCGGTCATCAACGCGCCACATATAACGCAACACCGCATAGCGACCTTTCGTTTTAATAAAGTTGTCGTTATCACGCAAAGCTTTATTGTAGAGCGAAAAATCACCGTATTCTGTACCTGCAGTCCATTCTGCAAACCAACTCTTTTCGCGTGCGGCAAGAAGTTCTTTACTTGTTTCACACCATTCGACTGCAACGTGACGCGCAGGATTTTGCCACATCTTTTGCCCCGTCGGCATATATCCCTCATTTAAGAAATAAGGATTATAGACTGAAACGGCGTTACTCATCGCAAACACGCGGGTATTGTTATCATAACGTATAATGCTATCTACTGCACCTTGGAAAATTTGATACTCTTTCGGAAGGTACGCGTTTGCCCCGCTCTTGTGTGAGATAAACTCATCGTTTATGATAGTATTCACATTCGCAAAATCAATACCCGCGCCGCGCACATGGTCCAAATCTATCATGTACCCTGCTTCCATGCCTTTATAAGTGATGATATTGCCCTTGTTTACTTTCCAATTCTTGCGGGTATCGTATGGATAACGTGAAAACATCTTCCGTTTTTCAAGCTGAATCTCTTTGTCACGACGTCGCATATAAACAAAGCGGTGTACTTCCCCTGCATCAAGTGCTTTCTCAACTTTCTTCGGGTCAGCATTGCACAACTCTTCGACCGGTATCATAAATTGGTCCATTGCGGTAAGACGCGTATTATATGTTTTTCCAATACCACGCCCGCCACAACCATACAACATATGTTGTCCTGTTTCAACTAAATCATTGCAATACCAATGCACACCGTCAGGCTTCTCCAAGTAGAAACCGTCATCGGTCATAAGGTATGTGCCAAATTTACCTGTTAATTCTTTCACAAAGTACCCCCCAAAAATAAACAGCCTTAGAGGGTTGACCAACCTCACGGCGGCATGCTTTCGCAAGTGGTTATCCGCGCGCTTCACTCCAAGACTGCTTATGGTACGGTATGTAGGATTCGAACCTACGACCACCCGCTTCGTAGGCGGGTACTCTATCCATCTGAGATAATACCGTATATTGCAAGGAGAGCTGAAACGCGTATAATAACAATATATTTTGAAGGAAGCGCCTCAATAGCCTTGCTATAGTTATATTATATATCCTACCCACACACCCTGTCAACAACTATTCTGAATTTATTTGAATTTATTTGTGATAAGAATAGGATAAGAATAGGATATGATAAGGATAGGATAAGGAGAGGCCCGAGCGAATGCGAGGGCCGATATGCCCGGATAAGGCCCGAACGTACGTGAGGGCCGCTTCCTGCTTCTTGAAAATTGTGCTTGACTTTTGACTCTACTTGTGGTATTATAATACTGTAACATTTCGATAGCTCCTTTACTCCTTGTGACCCTCACGCCGTCCAGAGTACCCGACCCGGATTGAGCACCCGGAATGGGGAAATGGCGGCGTGGGGGTATATTATTACATACTCCC